AATACTTTTATAATGATCGAATTCGTCTTGGTCTTTTAATTCTGGTACAATTTTATTAAGTTTATCATTTACCGGTACAAACATTATTCTTGCTCCCCAAGTAATTCTATTTCATTTTGAAAAGCAATATTAAAGTTTTCAGCAATTGGATCTTCATTATCATAATCTGATAAAAAATAAGATAAAGGTCTTCTTAAAAACTTAGCAATCTTAATTAAATTAATTAAAGGAATTCTATTAATCCCTTTCTCATATTTCTGTATTTGTTGAAATGTAGTATTAGCTGCTTTAGCAACTGCACTTTGAGTTACTATAAAACTCTTACCACTAAATTTATGAACTTTACTAAGTCTTGCTTGTTTAAGTTTCTTTCCAAGTTCTATGTAGAACTGATTATCTTTTTCTAGGTTTCTTTTATATTCTCTTGTAATACGCATATCTTTCCTTTCATTTAGAGTATAGTACCCCTAAGTAAGTTTCACAACTTTTGATATATACTTAATTAAGTATATAAAAATCTAGCATCTTTGTTCTCTGCCTCAACAATTCTTCTGAATAACTGATTGTATTCTTTAAAATTGTTTAGAGTATGCACACATTGTCTGCCTTTATCTTTAGCACCCATTATCTTTTTATGTGCCTTATCCAACTTTGCATACAAACGAACATTACTATTACTTAGTGCCATCGTTTTCTCCACCACCGATTAGTTTAATGTTTGCCTTAGTAAATCTAGTATCGGTGATGATAAACTTTGCAGATTCACTAGGCATTTTTTGATTATGTGCTTTCTCTGTTGCTTCTTCAACAGTTGCACCATCAAAAATTTCTTCAAACTCAGCTGCTATTTCTATGTCAGATTTTTTAACTACTTTAACCATTTAATACAATGTTTCTGCTATAACCTGCATAATCTCTTTTTATTTCGTTTCGTTCTTCTAACTTGGTTATCAGAACACTAACTGAGTTTTTGCTTTTATAACCCATTTCATTAGCCATTTCTTTAAAAGTTGGCATATATCCAAATTTTGTACTATAATTTTTAATGAATTGCAATAGCTTGAGCATTTTTGGAGTCATAGGTCTTTTACCTCTTACTGTTTTCGTCATTGATTACTAACCTCCTTAATAATTCTGCGTAGCCATTGATGTCATCAAAGCTATCTTTTTTATAACTATCTGATTGCATAACTCTCCAAAGTTTTAAAAAAACCATGAAAATACCAAAGAATTTCAAGGGTACTTTAATATCTTTGTTGTTATAAACTGATAAATATTTTTCCATTATTCCTGCCATTACAAAAGATGTATTATCAAAATGTCCATAATCACTTTGTTTTTCGTTTAGCAGTCTTTCTAGTTCACTAATAAATTTTACATTATCTGACATAATTTCCTTGTTTATCTTTGCAAAAGTGAGCAAAGACATTTTCGTTTTTATATTTTATTAATACCCAGACTTGATTGTTACCTGGTTTATAATCTGGGTTATCAATGAATTTAACTTTCTTATAAAACATATCCTCACAAGTGATAGGATTGAGGGAGCTAACAATGAAAGGTATTTTTTCATATTTAAGTTTCCCATCACTTGTAAGAATAGCCAAAATTAAAAAAACTACTTTCAAAATTAGAAAGGAATTTCTTTACTTTGTGCCTTACCTTGTTTAGGTCTGGGTTCGTTTTTATATCCTGACAGAATAGTTCCTTCATCGTTTAACCAACCGATTAAACCTTTCTGACCACCTGCATCTGGATAATTCATTTCACCGGTAAACTTGTCATCACCTTTGAATAAGACTCCAATTTGAGCAAAGACTCTTACAAATTTAGTTTTACCATCTTTAGATGCTGCCTTAGAACCTAAGATAGTTCCTTTATTACCATTGTCCAAAGTTACATTTCCTGAGAAATCAATTTTGATGGCTTTTTCATTGTTGGCATCATAAGGAAATAAAACAAAATCCTTCTGCTTACCACTACCATTGTTTGTTGACATTATTTTGTCCTCCATTTTTCTTTATTAGTTGTTGTTGTTGTTCAAATAGCTTTTCAGTTTCTTTGTCTGAATTGCCATTCTTTTTCCAATTAGAATATAAAGCAGTCAACTTAGTTTCAGTTGTTTGCTTTTTAATCTCATCCTTAATTGAAACTGGTTTGGTTGTATTTGTATTTTGATTATTCAAAGCATTTACTAATTCTTCTGCACTAGCATATTCTGAACCAGATAGTCCAAAGGCAGCTAAACATCTTCCTAATGATGAACTACTACAATTTTCTAATGCACTTGTTTTGTTAATAAAATTTGCGTTTCTATATTCTTCTGCATGACCTACAGAGTAAATTACATCACCAATATAAAGTTCAGTTTTAACAACAACTCTATCGGCATCATGGAAAATAACTTCCTCATTAAATCTAGCCTCTGGGAAATAAGTCAATAAATGTTTATGTCTTTCATTAACTGTAGAATATTTTTTACCTTTAATATTTACAGTTGGGATATTGCTTAAATTTTCAAGACATTCCTTTCGTCTTTCTTTAAAGCCACCCTTACTTTTTTCTTCTGCTTGTGGTTTTAGTTTCATTTGTTTTTCCTTTCGCTTGTAGTTTTTTATTTTCTTCAATTTGTTCAATATCTTTTTGAGCTTTCAATTCTAAATAACTTTTATTCTTAGCAATCATTTTGTCCTTTAGTTCATGGTCGCTAATAATTTTTTTTAAATTTGCTATTTGCTCATCTCTTTCAATTAACTTTTTAGAATATCTTTTATTATCTTCCTCAAGATTTCTTACCTGAGTTTGTAATTTTGCTAATTGCATTAATGTATTTTGATCTGTCATTTTTTACCTTCCATTACCTCATCTATAGTTAAGTTATAAACAATTATGTCTTGTAATGCTTGACCAACAAAGCCACCAAAATCCATTTTTAAATTACCTACCAATGCTTTTCTCTGCTCTGCAGTTAAAACACAGTAATCATTAAACCATTGATCTACATTTTTATTAAGTTGTGATGGGGATAAGTGGTCTGCAGTAAACATTCCACCTTCTTCTTTTTTTGTCCATTCCTTTCCAATTGTTTTCATATTGTTTTTAATACTGATAATACAAAAATAGTCAATAAACTATACATAGATAATTACAACCTTAGAGGTTATACTCCACACATTCCCTCATCGCAAAGATGACTAAACATATCTAATTGTTTATCTGTTTCTTTTTTATTGAATTCTATTTCATCTAAAGGTTTGCAAGAACGATGAACATAAATTTGCTCATCTTCTTTTCTAGTAATATTTCTAACTTCTTTATCAAACTTAACTGCAGTAGCAAACTCACTTGGTCTTTCAGTTTTCATAAAATGCCAATAAGCATCATTGTGAAATGGACACACAATACAAGCTGATTTTTCTGGTAAAGGTATTTCATTTTTTTTTAGATAATTAATACAGTCTTGTCTTGACATATTTAGTTCAATTAAAGGATGTCTATTTTTAATATATGGATCTCTAGCAGGTTTCATTCTTGCTATTTCATCAGTTGAAATACCAATCCATTGAGAAACATATTTATCTTTAGGAAAATGTTTTCCAAATCCAATACCACATAATTCTCTTATTTTTTTTCTTATTGGTACAATTTTATAGTCTGCAGTACATTGTCTCATTACCATACCCTTTTTACCTGTAATTTTATTTTGAGTAAAATATGGAGCTACAACAAAGTTAGATTTACCTTTTGCATCTAGCATATCTTTCATAATATCCCCTTTAGAAATAACATGGACTGGATAAGGTAAAATTTTTTTCAAAAAATCAAGATAAGCATAAACCATTTTAGGTTCATTACCTGTATCTGCAAATATTGCACAATCAGGCATAGGTAATTCACCTTTAGCAGCCATAATAGCCATTGTTGAGCTTTGAACTCCAGCACCCAAACTAATTACTGTTAATATTTTTTCTCTATTTTTATCCATTACATATCCTCCATTTTATATAATTCTTTAATATCTACTTTATAAGCAGCTGGTCTATCGTAGTGTCCAAAGTTAGTTAATCGTTCTGGCATATCATCTACAAAAGGAAACCAACCCATTATAGAAAAATTAAAATCTTTATCGTTATCTTTTATAATTAAAATATATCTTCCTTTCTTCTCACCAGGTCTAATCAGTAAAAAATTATAATTTCTTTTTTCTTGAGTTCTTATTTCAATATTGTTTTGAAAGTCTGAGTCGTTATATCTTTCTAAATTGTCGGTATAAGAACCATTATAAAATTGATTCATAGCCTTTGCATAAGCCACCTCACCCAAAGCACCTAAAAATCCATCGGTTAATTGTCCTTTTAATCCTTTATTGTAGCCATAAGAAAAGCCTTTATTCATTTTAAGATTACCAATAAATCTTTTATTAGCTGTGTCTAATGCTAATTCAACATCAATAGGTTTCAGTTCAACTTTTATCATATTTTCTCCTTGTAAATATAGTTCTCCAAAACCAAGAACGCATCATTGAAATAACTGTAAAGATAACAGCTATGTGAAAACTCTCCAAGATTGTTGGGTGTAGGTCAAAAAATGGAAATATAAATAATTGAATTAATGTAGATAAGATTAATCCACTACCCACATCAATCACAGTTTCAAATAAGTTTCTCATATCCAATCTATAGTAGGTTTACCATTGTAATTCACATCATAAATAAACCAACCAAAAGCCATAAGTCCACCTGCTAATTTTTGGGTTGATTCTTTTTTAAATGG